TTGATACGTCCTTTATGATAATTTGAAGAAACAACTTGAAATCGATATTTCATCGAACCAAACCAATTGTGGAATGGTAAACCTGCAAACATACAAGCCGGTATATGCATCTCAGGCTCTGCTGATAATGTATTTACGGCCCATGTATACGGGGTAACCTGTGTTTGCCACAACATTTTTTCCGTGGGTGCGGCAACTGCCCAAGAAAATTGCGTAAGATAAGATTCACGCGTGGCTATTGAAGTGATCGTCATTTCATCTACTGGGCCTAAGCCTACTGTTGTCGGATCTACTGTCAATTCTTGTTTTGCGTCCAGAGTCAAACGCTGACAACTATCTGGCACATTGACATTAGCTAAATTGCCCATCACTGTTGGGCGATAATAACTAATATGTTCCAAATTTGTTGGGCGTGAATAACCGAAGGTAGTAGCAATCGAATCTACGGCATTTGCTGCAATTTCGGTTGCACGTGCATAGTTACCAATGTATGGTGCACTACGCAAACCACCTGCTATTCTTGCCACTACGGACGCTGGTCGCGAAATGATGCCTCTTCCGTATTCATCCTCTGTACCCATTTGTGGCGTTAAGCCACCGGGTTCTGTTGATGTAGGTACGGATAGAGCGACATCCTCAGCCCAAGCAAACACTGAAATGGTAACAGAGTCTGTTGCACCATTGGCATGCTTTAAGCCCTGCAAAGTGTGTATGATTATGTCACCCATTTGTCTCCATTCTGCTTGCGGAATAGAAAGGTAATTATCATACCAAAAATATGGCAATACCATATCACCACCTTGTGATGTCGTTGGATCGAGATATAGATGAGGCCGTTGCGATGCTTGAACAATATCTTGTTCAAAAAACGCACGATCAACTGTAAAGTCGTCCTCATTTGGTAATGGGACATAGGAAGAAATTAATCTCCCATAATGGAAACCATTACCGTTAATCACAAACTTGACATGCAATTTCGCACGCATCAGTGCAAAATTTGAAAGTCTGTTTATGACTCTTGGATTCTCAAAATAATCCTGCCAAGGATTAAATTTCTCAAACAAGGTAGTGGAAGTTGCCCAATTGAAGGACTGAATTTTCACTGGCCTCGAGAAAAAATTTCCGAGATCCGCATCGTCATTATCTACCACTTTGTAAG